CATATGGGGAGGAATAAGATGAACAAGCGGTATGATTCCATTGAGTTGATTTTCAGAGACGCAGAACATATTGAGAAGTTCCACGACATTCTGGATAAATCCACAGAAGAGAAGGAAGACTGGTGACCAAGCAAGAACTAGAAGAACTGGTCACCCAGGTATTTGCACTGTACAACCAAACTCTTTTAGATATAGACCGTAAGACAATCTTGCGCGCTTGGTACGAGATGCTGGAAGACCTCCCATTCGCCGGCTGTAAAGTCTCGCTCCTTGACTACGCTGCAGTCAGTCCGTTCATGCCTAAGCCTGGAGACTTACGAAGGGCGTACATTAATTCCCAAATTAAAGTGGGGGATGCGCCTACACCTCTAGTTGCTTGGGCCACTTTGATTGGGCAAATAAAATTGGCCAATTCTGGTTTGGCAATTAATCAGGGGCTTCACCCGTGTATCGCCAAAGTGGTTGAGATGCTTGGGGAGACCGCCCATCAGTTGCATAGCACTACTGACCAGATTCAATTCCTCAAGACTTACGAACAAGTCGTAGCCGACTATCAACAACAAAAATTCAAAATTTCCGAAAAGGGGACGCATTCGTTGTGAATTCAGACAATTTCCTATCTCCAACAACTTCCAATCCAGGATACGAGTCTGTCTCCGTCTCGGTTACATCAGACTTCCCCTCTAAGGGCTGCTCCACCTGTAGGTACTTTTCCGACATTCAGCATACGAATTACGGTACCTGTCACAGATTCCCTAAGTCCGAGACAGTCGCTACTGGATACTGGTGTGGTGAATGGACCTCTCTCCACGGGATGTTCACTAAATGAAGCGCAATCCAGGTCGTCCCCCAAAAGACCCTGAAACTCCTTTCGTTACCCTGACTCTACGAATTCCAGCCGAACTGAAACTTCTGCTAATGTCTAAGGCACGGGCGTTTGATATGACGCTTACCGAGTACCTAACGATGTTGGTGGAACGAGATGGGTCGTAAACCTAAGAAGTCAAGACACCCCAGAAGCGAACATGTTGTGACTGTAAAGGTTACTGGGGCTCAAAAGAACCTTCTAATAAAAGCAGCCGAAGAAAACGGTATGTCCCTATCGGGATTCATGAACTACGCCATCTGGGATTTCTGCCAGTCGGAAAAGAGTATTCCCCCTGCTCCTGCTCCCAATCCGAAGCCAACCCCTGCGGATTACTTGCGTTCCTATCTAGAGGGTGAGAAAATCCTTATGCCTTGCGGTAAGGAATCGTGCGACATGCAGATAGTCACCTTTGATAAAGCCGAGTACTGCAACACCTGTTCTTTCCGTCTTTCCTAGTTTCCCCACATCTGGCTAAGAGTCGGTCTAATAGGTTTGACCCCTCTTCTTCTTTGCTCAGCGGCTAGTTGTCTACTAGTAAGTCCTGCCCATACTCCGTGCATATCTGCAGCAGGAAACTCTAGTGCGTACTCTAAACACTGGTTTTGGACCGGACACGATTTACAGATGGCTCTTGCTTCTGCAATATAGGTAATATCCTTATGTTCTTTGGGGAACATCAAATGAGTTTTACCTTTGCAACTTGCATACTCAAACAGGTCTAAATCTTGTATATCTACAGATTTATCTGATTGGGGAATTATATTATGGCTATCTTTATTGACCATAAAATCTTCTTCTCCCCCTATAGGAATTGTTCTCTCTCTCCTTAGAGATATCCCTGAATTCAGAAACATGGTAGGTATTAATGGGGGTCACTTGTTCTTCTCCGATTCTTGTACGTAAGTGTTAAATGGGCTACCCGTATAAGGGTCAAACTTGGCAGAAACCTGCAGTGCTTTGAGTAATGCGGCTTTTGCTTGGGCCGGCGATAACTTCTTTCCGGCGACCAATACTTGTAGTGCCCCTAGTGCGTAAGGTGCTCCAGTACCAGTCGCATATAGACCAGACGCTTCTGGTGTCCACGAGTAGTCGCTCTCAATAATGTAAATCGTGGAATTAACGACAACCATTATTGATGAATCCTGCTCAGCAATAGTGTTGTTGTTATTGTTCCCAACCGAATACCCGTGGGTTTCAAAACAAGACCTTAGTGCCGGGATGAACTTGGTCGTCATGAAGGAGTCTAGTCTCTTCCCCTTTAGCCCTATGGTTGGAGCAGGAGGCTGGAAGGCATGGTGAAGAAGGTTTATGGCCCTCATGTCGCCCGCAGCGCCTAGGAGGTATTTGCCATTTATGGCAATCTTGGCTGAACCAGACCCAAGTGTGGATATCTGGTAAGCATTTCCAGAGTCGTCAAGGGAGGATATTCTTGTATCAGCAGCGACGACGACATATCCGTCGCCTTGTATTCCTGCAATTGTTGTCATTTAGTACACTCTCTACAAGTTGTTGTGTACTAAATATGTATTATTCACAACTAACTGTCAAGCACGCTTCATCCACTTGAACATATTTCGCCAGTGGACCCATTGCCACAGCACCCACATAGCGATAAATCCAGGTTTATTGAAGATGATTGCGTACAGAAACCAGGGAAAAGAATGCAGGGCAACAATCATGTGCCCGTACCATTTCTTGTTGCCGACTAAATAACTGCCAGATACTCCTATGAGTTCCATAGCGAACAGAAGCCAAGTCCAAGTTGATTCGCTCATAGATTTATCTAATCTGCTTTGTACTCTTTGCCTCGGTACATACCCCAACCATCATAGATAGTCATGCATTCGTAAGAGAACTTGTGGTCTCCATCGTCTTCATACATTACGACACCAATACCCTGTTGCCAGTTTTCGTGTCTAACCAAAGGACGTCCGTCTAGGTCTACTCCACCTCGGGTAGAAGGAATAGCGCCATCAATACGAGCAAGACACCCAGGAGATGCAGCCATAATGGTGCGAGGACCATCGTAGTCTTCACGCGTTTTGTAAGCCGTTTCAATCCTGTGAATGTGTCCATAGATAATTGATACCTTTTCGTTATTGAGATATACGTGGGCAGTTGAGCCAGAAGACTTAACTCGGTCACCGTGAATAATCTTCAGTTTCTTGTTAATCCAGAAGTCGGCGGCTGGATATCCAGGCTTGTACTCCACACCGTATTCTTCCATACGGCAAAGATACGGAACTGAAAGAACTGGCCAAGAAGTCGGAGTCATTCCCTTGCGCAGACCATAAGCAGCGCCAGCATTTGTAAGCAAATACTTAGGCATGCGCTCTTCGTGGTTTCCAGCAAGCCAAACAATCTTAGAATGTGGGCAGGCTGCTCGCATTTGAGCACACAACATGGTGGCTCTATCAATCGCGGCCTGTGTTGTTTGAGCGTACGCTGGGTATGTGAGGTACTTTCCCATCTCCGGAAGGTCAAGGTTGTCCCCAACCATCACGATTAGTTCTGGTTGCAACTCCTTAATCAGCCCAAGGAAGATAGAAATAGCCTTTTCGTCATGGGTTGGCTCCAGTACTCCCTCTTGATTTCGGAAGTATCCAATCTGTATATCAGGGGGTACAACACAAGTTTTGAAGGTCGTAGGAGGCTTCGGTTTTGTGGTTGTCTTTTGTAGTTGTACAGGCTTACCTTGTTGAATAACTGGCCATTCTGGGCCGGTTTCCCATTTAGGACTAAATTGAATAGCCGCAAGGTCGTGGATTTGCGCTTCGCCTTGGTCGTCTTTAAGCATTGACTGGTACAGGGAGACCCTTTTAATGTCACCAATCTCATTAATGTCAATGTTCTTGCGCTCCAACATGTCAGCAAGTGTGCCAAGAAGTTTCTTCTTCATTTCGGAAGATTCAACCCTTTCAGCGACATTGTCAAGTTTTGAGACGATTGTTTTCTTTTCAGTCATTTCTGGCTTCCTTAATGCATGGGCATTCTTTGTTTGATTTGAAACAGAGCCTACGCTTGTCTCGTAGGTGGGTGATTTTGAAAGAGTCAATACCTTCTTCGTTCAGTACCTGAAGTATCTGAAAAGCAGAAGCATTGCTCATCATTGCGTTGATAAACGCATCTAGGGTTTCTTTATCCATGCGAGCCATTTCTCTACCAAGTAAACAGTCGTTTTGTGATTGTCCTTGTAGCAGCGCAATGTCATTGAGTTTATTCTTCAACATAGGGTTACCTCCTGAGGAACAGGGTAGAACAAACAGAGAACGCGCGCAAGCATGCTAACCTCCATTATGACACCGAAGGGTCGCCAAATGGAGAACAATCAGAACGAAAAATTTATAGCGGATTTGCGCTCAATTCTTTCTAATGACGAAGAATTGATAAGGAAGGTAATCTCTTCTCTTGATTCGCACAGGATAGTTAGTTATTCACTGCCTAACGAATTGAGCCTTTTCTCTACATCAGGTAGGGTTCTTTTCTCTATCATCATGGAGCCGACAATGACACAGAGGGCTTTGGCTGTGTATTTGGGGATAAGTGAAACAATGGTAGAAAAGACGGTTAAAACCCTTACGGAGCAAGGGTTAATTACAAAGACAAAACTCAATCGCAAAAATGTCTATAGTTTTAATACTAATGTGATGGGAAAAAACCCTGATATACAGAGGCTTCCACTTCTTTTTAAGAGCATTTTAGATACATGCCGTGCGTCACAAGAGGTTGATGAAGAGGTACCCTTCTAGGTATATTCATATGCATCATGCCCCATAGTTACAAAACAGGTGATTCAGTACGCCAACAGACTGGGAAACCAGTATTTCCCGCTCCAACATTCAAGGACGCGTCAAGTACTCACACCACACTTGGATTTGCAAAATCAGTAAAACGTCCGTTTTCCGTACAGGATGTCAGGAACTTTACGGCTAGATATACAAACGACCGTGACGTACTTAGGTCGCTAGAGGTTTTGGAAAAGAACGGGTCAGTTGTTAAATGCAACGAAACAACTTGGCAAATAACTCCAAAGGGAGTTCAGCAGATTTACGACTTCGTCATGCGACGAAAGCCAAATAACAATCTCAAGCCTTAGTTAGAACCCAGGCCTGGAATGTTTCGTCAGTTACTGGCATAAACCACAACTGGCAAGAATCTATGTCTTTAGTGTTTCCTGCGATTGTCCAGCAGATTTGTATGGATTCAGCCGCAGGACACGAACCAGCATTGCAGTCAAAGCCGTAGCGGTCAATAAACATTGATACGACGCATTCACCGTCTTCAATGAGGCATGCACCGGTTTCTTGATTAGGGCAATCAACGTTGACAATTTCTACCTCCGAGCGATTTAAACGCAAGTGAATGTTGTGGCCATCATTGTGCCAAACCATTTCAGTAGTCATTTTTTCCTTTAGTTAAATCCGAAAAATATGGCTCGGCTTCAAACGTTTTGCGCCACAACCAAATAGTACTACTTAGTCTTTGGTCTTTTTGTCAACCTTATTGAAAACATCATTAATCTCGGCAAGGGTCAATTTCCCGTCGTCCATATAGGCTCTTGAGAGTCCTTCAACGACTGTTGCTACTCCAGCAATACCAGCCATGAAGCATGCTTTCCACAAAGGAACACCAGCGATAGCACCGGCACCGATGACGCCAAGTCCGTTAGCAGCAAAAACTGCAAGAATTCTTAATAGTATAGTTTTCATTCACACACCCCCGTGTATTTTAAGAAGACTTAGCGCATGTTTCTGAACAGAAAAGCGCATCTCCTTTATGGCGTAACATACCCCTAACAGTGTGTTTGCCGCACTTAGGGCATTTGTTTGGCGTACTCTTTGAGCCGATATACATAATTGACGAACCATAGATAGCAGGGTCTTTTACTGCTTGCTTAACTTGGCTAGCCATCGGCTTTGCTGGTTTCTTTGGTGCCATCAGATGTCTCCCTTGACGTGGTCACGAATATGTTGGTCTAGTTTTGTTTCGTTACGGACGACAGTCGCTTCCACTCGGTCAATTGAACGACCTAAGTTCTTTCCAATGATGTCAAGTTTTTCTGAAACAACCCCGTGGTCGGCTTTATTTTCACGACGACCTTTTTCAACAAGGACGGCAACAACAGCGCCTACTGCAGTGATGAGAGCAACTGTAATTGCTTCCATTCAGAATCATGCACCAGGCTTAGGAAGGGCGCGCCATGCTGCTTCAAACTTTGCAGCGTCTTTTGCCATTTCTGGAGAAAGTTCTAAATGGAGCCACTTTCCTCCGAAACTTCCAGCGTTATCTTTTTCGTTATAAATTTTTACCCCAGCCTCGCCCTCACCGCGACTACACCTGAAGCCTCTTCCATAGCCGGGCTTTCCGTCTTTTGCATTGGCATCAAATGCATAATCGTGAATCTCTTCAATGCCGAGTTCTTTGGTGTACTTGAGAAACCAGTTCCACATTTCAAGACCAACCTTGCGGTCTGAGTAACCAACGTCACATGCGGCTCCAGTGGCGTGAACGCTGAGGAACTTCTCCATGCCTGGGTCGCCAATTTTCTTACCCGCGGTCTTGGAATTTCTCATCAATCTGGCGGAATAAATCCCCAAATTGGTGGCTTTCCATCTTTTCCCACAGAGTTCAACGAGTTTTTGAGTCCCAGGTTGTGCGCCTTTTCCGTCAAAACTTGGGTAATAAGAATATTTTCTTGGCATGAATTTTCCTTTTTTAAGAGCGGATGTTCAATTTTACCACTTATGTTTATTCGCCATCATCGCTACTAATAAGAATTCCAAAGAAGTAAACAATTAAAGCAATACCAGATATCCACAATCCGTATGTTCTTGTCTGTCCACTTAGTGTTATCAAAACAAGTGCTGTTCCAGCAAGAGTCCATGACAAGTCACTCAGTCCGTCTTTAAGTTTTTTAAACATTAGTTTCTCCTAGATACAGGTACGGGCGCACAAAAAATTGCAAGAGCACTAGCGCCAATAATTACTCTTCTTGTTCCAATAGGGACACTTGAGCCAAGGGGTACATAGGTGTCAATTGCCCCTTGAAAGATGTTGATTTCAGATTCCATTGATTCTCTGACTTCGGTTGGAGCGCCTTGGACTGCTTCAACTAGTTGTGCTGCTTCTTCTGTTGTTACTGCACCAATATCAACCGCAGCAAAGATTTCTGTTGCCTGTTCGCCGTCAATGCTTTCCAAAACTTTTGCGCTTGTCGCAAGGTCGGTTGCCTGCTCTTCGGTAACGCCGTTTTCAATTACTGAGTCAACCGCAGCCGCAACCTGTTCTTCTGTAACTGTTTCTGATTCCAAGACATTAACCAGTTCCTCAAACTGCTCTTCAGTGAGTGGCTCATCCAAAACCGCATCAATGATTGCGTCAAACTTCTCGTCAGTGATTGGTTCGTCAAACACTGCACTAAGGGCTTCGGTGAATTGCTCCGTAGTAAGCGGCTCGTCAAAGACTGCCTGTACTGCGGCGTCAAACTGTTCATCGCTAAGGGAGTTTGTATCTTCAAAGACGGCGACTACTGCGTCTTCAAACTGAGCATCAGACAATGGACCATCAAAGACCGCCGTAACTGCGTCTTCAAATTGTGCATCTGAAAGTTTAGTTGGGTCTTCAAATACCGCATCTACTGCAGCGGCAAAGTTCTCGTTAGACATAGGTCCATCAAACACTGATTCAATAACGGTGGCAAACTGAGTGTCTGAAAGTTCTTGGTCAAGAAGCGAGTTAACAACAGCGGTTAGTTGTGTTGGTGTTTCTGCGTCCGCTATCAAGTCATCAACTGCATTGGCAATTCCTGCATTAGACATTGGTCCATCAAAAATGTCTTCTACGGCAATGTCAGCAGTGTCTTGTACTTGTTCCGGAACAACTATCGGCGGTTCGTCCGTTTGTGTTGTTGTCTCTTGTTCTGGGGCATATTGTGGTACCGAGGCGAGGGGTCCATCGCTTTCGGGATAACTCGCGCTCGGGGGTGTCTCATCTATTGGCTCAGTCGTCGTGACAGTCGCAGGTGGGGTCAATACAGTCGTCGTAGTCCATTCAGGAGCCTCCGTTGTAGTTGTCGTTTCCACAATTGTACTAGTCGTAGTTGTCGTGCTAGTGGTAGTTGTTGTACTGCTTGTAGTGGTTGTAGCGGTAGTTGTTCTCTCTACTTCATTGCTCCACCCTGAATAAACTGGAATAGAATCGTTGTCAGCACGAACCCTAAATTGATAAATGGTTCCCGATTCCAAGTTCTCAACAATTGCAGATGTTCCCATGGATGAAATCGCCCAACCAGAATCCCAGTTATTGTTTGAGAAAAAAACTGCGTATCTCTCTACTTGTGTATTTGACTGTTCTGGGGCGTCCCATGACAAATAAACTTTGCTTTCATTGCTTGATGTGACTACTAAGTTTTGTGGACTGTTTAGGTACGGAGCAATAGTTGTAGTCGTGGTACTGGTTGTGCTAGTAGTGGTACTTGTGGTCGTAGTGCTAGTAGTGGTCGTAGTGGGTGGAGCGTTTGTCGGCGCAGAGCCTGATTCCACTACATAAGAAGTTCCTGTCCAACTATCGGGGTTTCCACAACAAATGCTTGTACGGAGGCGATATGTTCCAGTTTCCTGGACATTGTACGAAATATAAGAATCCAAGCCGAAGTAGTCGTCATTGACTGCTAGTACTGTGTTATTGCTGTCGTACAACCATAATTGACTATCAATATTGTACTGCTGAGCGTATGTTCTTAGGGTGAACGTTGTTCCAGCAGTTAGTTCAAAGTAGTAGTCGTTTGGTCCTGTTGTGGTAAATGTTGTTGGACCTTGGTTATTAGAAGCAAGCGCTTTAGCGATTGGTCCAAATACTGCCAAAAACACGACAGGGACAAAAATCAATAGTCTTGTCAACTGTAAAAATTTCTTCACATACACCCCCGTGCGTAACCCATTTTAGCACGAGGGAGGTTTCTACCATTTATCTATTGGGCACTCAGCGTAAGCAAGACGAGTCTTGAGCGGCATGAAACAGCCACATTGAGAGCATTGTTTGCTTTTTAGGTAATGTTCGCAACCTTCACAGAGTTTCATCCTGCGCTGTATTTCATCAATAGGTGCGTACTCAGTGTCTGGATTCACAAAGTCAAGAGGGGATACTTTGCCTGATTTTTGTCTTTCGGCGTTCTTGCGCTTCCATTGTTGCCAAGGTGTCATACGTTTACTCTACAGGAGGTGTAACGAGTCGTTCATTATTGGTTTTCCAGTTGGGTGATTCGGGATTCTAAAGTGGATATCTGAGCAGAAAGTTCTTGAACGGCTTTAATTAAAGGTGCAATAAATTCACCGTAGTTCAGTGCTTGTCCAGATTCTGGGTCAGACAAATCTTCCAAGGACCAGCCAGCAAAATCTTCTACACCGCTAATAACCACGGCTTCTTTTACTTCTTGCGCAATTAAACCATAATGGTTTCTTACGCCAGTCCTACGAATGGGATTTTTTTTATCTGTTGTTTCTTGCCAATCAACACCACCATCAATCCATTTGTAGGAAACAGGGCGAAGGTTGTTAATGAAATCAATTCCGAGAGTAGATTCAATAATGTCTGTTTTCAAACGAATGTCAGATGTTTGAATCATCCCGTTTACTGCCCAAACAGCAGTCCATTTTGCACCAGTACTGCCAAGTTGATATGTGTTGGTCTGATGTGGTATGAAGTCGCCAAAAGACCTATTTACAGTAATGCTAGGACTAGCAAGATACATCATGTCGGAACCCTGCCCGGCCAGAGTTAATGCGGTGTTGGTAGAACCAATAGGGCTGTTATTTGCAGCATAAGATGGACCAGCGGGACCTGTTGCACCAACTCCGCCCGTTGAACCAGTAGGACCTGTTGCACCAACTCCGCCCGTTGGACCCGTTGCTCCAACTCCGCCCGTTAGACCTGTTGCTCCAGTTGCTCCAACTCCACCTGTAAGACCTGTTGCTCCAGTTGCTCCAACTCCACCTGTAAGACCAGTTGGACCCGTTGCGCCAGTTGCTCCAGTTGGACCAGAAATTGCTACACCAGCGGCTAATTTTCCTACCGTAATGGCACCATCTTTAATTCTTAGCGTATCTGCATTGATTTCAATAGTTGAGTCATCTACGTTTACCGCGAGCGCAGTACCAGCACCACCAGAGAGTCCGCTTCCAGCAACTGCTGAAGCAATTTTTGCCGCAGTTACGGCACCTGCCGCTATTTTTCCCTCGGTGACATTTAGGTCTCTAATTTTTGCAGTAGTGACAGCCTCGGAACCAACAGTGCCGTCTAGGTTTGCGGTAGTTACAACACCCTCTTCAATGAGTGCCAACTGTGGTGTCCACCCTAAACCGGTGTAAATATAAATTTTATCGTCGCTTTTGAGGTAGCAAATTCTTCCTTCGGACAATACTGGCTCAAGTGCTCCCTGAAATGAATCATCTCTTTGGGTTGCGTCGTCAAAAACAATAAGAGCCTGGTCCATGAAATAGGTGTTCACGTCAGTATGAGTAAGAATATCACCATCCTGAAAAAGTTTGATTGGCATTTAAAACCCTCTTGTTGGTAGAACTCAACTCAATTTTACGTTAATTCAACCGCACAGGGCGCAAGTAGTTGCTATTTAAAGTTCGTAGAAACCTTTTCCCCACAAGCCTTGAAGACGAGTGAAGTACTTTTCGTACATCAAGCCAACCGCGTCTAATCCGTAGCGCTCTTTTGAGTATTTGCTAATTGCTGCTCTGTCAAGAGTTTTCACATTCTCCGTAGCCTCAGCAAACTCTTTCATGGTGTGACAACGAAATCCGGTGACTCCATCAATGACTGTTTCCGTAAACGCGCCCCAATCCGTAGAGATGATTGGAGACCCACAAGCCATTGCTTCAATCGCTACTGTTCCAAAAGGTTCAACGTAAATAGTTGGCGTAAAAGTAGCAATGGCACCGCCCATTAACTTTGCTCGCTCTTCCGTCCCCACGACTCCGACATACTCCCCATAGTTGGGCGCAGAACCCTGTCCAGCGACCACCAGACGCTTTCCTAAGGCCTTACAGACGTCAACTGCAATCTGATAGCCCTTGCGCTCAATAAGGCGTCCTATGAACAAATAATAGTCATCTGGCTCTTCTTGTAAAGGAAAGTCTTTGACGTCAATATAACTTGGGATTACCGTGTCGTAGAACTTGCCGTCAAGGGCATGGGGGTCGGTCACTTTGGAGCCGTAGCACGAGTGCATCCATGCGTAGGACTCAAAAACCTTATAGTTGGCAAATGACCCGCCGTAGCCAATTCCGAACTCCACGCTTAATTCGTCAGGGAAAGCATCGGCTATGGGTTTAGAGGCAAAGCCGGCGATGAGACAAATAAAGTCCTTGTGCTCCAGTCGCTCTTGGATGCCCTTGATTACATTGCTATTGAACTCAACCCAATGAGGGAGATTCCAGTCAAAAGACGCTGCCGAGTAGTGATTCGGGCCTACAGCCTCTAAACGCTGTTCTTCGGTAATACAGGTGATGTGTTCGTCGCAGGGCGCTTCGTTGAACTCTCCACCGTACAGAAACACGGTATGTCCGAGGTCCTTCATCATGATGCAGAACTTACGGACTTTCTCCGTATAGGCACAAGCCGTGAAGTCTTCAGTGGTGCTTGTGTGAGGTAGGGAAACTACGTGAAATCTCATGCCGAGATACTAGCAAGTTTCTCTTCTGTCTTTACGCTTCTAGTGCTGCTTTAGCGGCTAGGTATGCTGCTCTCTGCTCATTTTGGTCATACACGGGAGCGATATAAACATCCCCGTTGTCTTTGATTGCCTGAATGGTTTCTTCAGCCCATTGTTCAGCATCTTCTTTTGTCCACGGCATCCAGTTGTGAGGGAAGTTAAATTGACTTATTGTGTGAGAAAAAGAAGAACCATTAATTACACCGGTCCATGTAATGGTTGCTTCATTTTTGTCGTCTACTTCATATGTGTATTCCATAATGTCTCCTTAAACTACATACTCAATAATGACAGCGCCATTTGAACCCATTTTTGCAGGGGTAGTTCCTGTGT